CCAGAATTTGTATTGGCTGATCGCACCTATTCAACTCTCAAGGTTTGGATGGCCAAAGTTGATGCCTTTGACACGATATGTACGTTGCGACATCCATCAGTAAAAGAACTGAAGGAAGCCGTCGATTTGAGTGTCGAAGGTATTGGCTTTCGTCGCATTGCAGGCACTCCTACCACCATTTCCTTGGTTTCGAAGTACCAGGAGAAGCTTGGTTTGTTGCTGCAGGCACGACGCGGAGCGTTGAATGCCGCAGACGCTTTCCGAGCGCTTCCTGTTATGGTTTTGCTTGGGGGCGGCTCTGGAGTTGGTAAGACAGTGTTGCAGCAATACATTGCTGTTTCTGCTCTTATCAAATCCGGGCACATCAAAGATGGTGATCAAGGTATTGAGAATCTTTGGCAGCGTGGCCTTTCCGAATATTGGAACGGTTACGTTCAACAAAAGTGCCTCATTTTTGATGACATCTTTCAAGTCAAGAATCCTGACACTATGAGCGATTCTGAATTCATGCAGATTATTCGCTTGATTGGAAATTGGGCTTGTCCGCTCAATTACGCAGATGTTGAAAGTAAGGGACGCTTTTACTTCAACAGTCCGCTTGTCATGGGTTCTACAAACTTGCAGGATGTGTCTGCTGCAGCTAAGGAGTTGGTTGTGTTTCCCGAGGCGGTTGTAAGGCGTATCCAGTTTGGATACTGGCTTGAAGTTGAGTCTGCTTACATTAGCCCTACTGGAGGGTTTAATTATGATTTGTGGCAGGACACCTTCAAGAATAACTTGAGGAACAAGCAGCCAGACACTCCATATTTGGAGTGTATTCCCTGGGAGGCCTGGCGCCTTTATCCACACAGCTTTGACCAGAGCTTTCAGAAACGATCTCATGATGCTCCTTTTATAAACATAAAGGATTTGATTGAGCGGGTAGCTGAGAGCCTCATTCGCAGACGTGATACTCACGTGGAAGCTACGGGCTTGTCAACGGATTTCTTCCGTGGTCTTGCAAACGATATGGCCAAAGCGAAGGAGAAACAAGAGTCTGAGCTTTCTGAGGAAGCCGTCTTGCAATCTGGTGACACAGACGAGTTTCAAGACTGCGAGGAACACCAACCTGGAAGTACTTTTGAGTATTACACAGAGCGTGTTGGTGCCACTAAAGCTAAAGTCCTGGCACGGATTCACAAGAGCATGTTTGCCAGCATTCCTGAAAATGTTGTCTCCGATGATCCTCTCGAGGAGACCCTTGCTTTGGCAAGATCAGTTTCCCCTCCAACCAACACTGAACAGACCGAGATTCAGCCCGAACCAATCACCCCTTCTATCGCAAATGAGATTCGCAAAAGCGTGTTCGACGAGCTGAAGAAGGATGAGGGACGGTGGGGTCCACCCGTGGATGTCAAATCTCATCCTGTTGAGCCTACCGTCGAGGAGGATATCGCCAAACTTGAGGTTGAACGCCGTGGTTGGGCTGAATTTGGATCCCTTTTCGTCCAGACCGTGTTTGGATGGGTCAAGAATGTGTGTACCGGTTTTGCAGGCATGGTATCAACTACTTGGTCCACGTTTGTGCGTACCGCGGGTTCCAAAGCTGTGGACATCATCACTGAGTATTTTCACTACCCATCCCTTGGATCTCGCACGCGTTATTACGCGTTCATGGCAGGTTTGACTTTGCTGTTGGCAGCAGTGGCAAAACTTGCTTGGACTATGGTGCGCGGTACAATTTCCTGGCTTATCGACATGTTTGAGGCTTTGAAAGAGTTTTTCTTTCCAAGATCTGAGCAGGAGTCCAACATCAAGGAGACCAATCGCCCACGTGCACCTGGTATTTCTTTGGTGAGATCGCCCACTCTTCAAGCAGGTGATGATGCCATCCCCGAGATCCATAAGATCATTTTGGGGAATTGCTACCTCATGTCCTACAAGGTTGGAGATTCTTGGAAGACCATCGGTACAATACAGTTCATTGAGGCCAATATGGCTGCAATGCCAGACCATTTCCATACAGATATCGGCAGGTTGTCAGGTGATACTACCCTGTGTTTCACAAATACCTCATCAGATGCGTTCAAGTTTGAATTGCCCGTATCTACTTTCTTGGGCTTTGAACGTGTCAGCTACCTCGAGCAGAAGATTGACATTTCTTTTGTCAAGTTCGACATCGCCACACTCAAAGCACATCGCAAGATCGGACACTTTTTCTTTACTGAAGAGAGAGTACGATCATTTTTCCGAAGTGGTACGGAAGCTGTCAAGTTATGCTGCTTCCGGGATCAAGCCACTAAATCCACCCCGCGTCCGTTTCGCGTTGAGCAATTGTCCCAACATTGCAAGTTTGTCCAAACCATGCATGTGGAGGGGAAAGAGTATGTGCAATCTATTGAGATCACAGCCACTACTCAACGCGGTGATTGCGGCGCACCTCTGCTCGTCGCGTGTCCCAAGTACAATGGTCCAAGTGTATACCTCGGTATGCACCACGCAGGGAAGAGGGGTATCATGAAGGACCTTGGATTTTCTCACATCATCACTCAAGAGATGGTGACCGAGGCATTGAAGCAACTTAAGATATACAAGGATGATATCATTGCTGATGCCAAGCGTAAGGGTATCAAGATA